ACGAATTCTATTCTTTTTTCTTAAACTTGGTTTTTCAGTAACTGTGATCTTCTGCTCCTTTTCTTTGATTGGTTTCTCATAGAATTTAGCATATCCTAATGCATCAATCAATGGCTTCCAATCTACTTGAAGTCTCTCCATAGTATCTTCAGTATTAGGAAGTTCAGAAATTACTTCTCTGTTATAATCAATCGATTTAGCTACATCCTTTTTAATAGTTTCCTCGATTCTACTTGAAAGCTTGTCGATTCTTTTTCTATATCCTTCTGAACTCACTACCTTTGCCTTTTCGGCGATTTCAGGGTTAATTTCAAGTAAATTCTTTAACTCTTCTTTTAAAATAACTTTGGATTCGCCAGCATCATTAATTACCTCAAATTCATTACTTGCAACTGAGTTATCAATAAGACCAATCTTTCCAATTTTATATTTAGGTGCTCCTTCCTCAGTAGAAGAAAGTAATTCAATACCTTCATTTTTTAAATATGAAAGAATATTAGTTTCAGCATCGATATCCGGAATTGATTCAGCATATTTAAAAATCAAATACATTTTATAAATGTTTGCCTTAATTTCTGCTTCTTTAACTGTAATCTTTGCAAAATCACTAAAATTATTAACTGAATTAATTTTTCTTTTATTTGACCCTAGTGCACTAATATTTTTCTTTGAGCGATTTAAGTATTCACCCAACCACTCAACTTTTCCAGGAGATACTAAATAAAGAAGTATTTTTTGTAATTCTGAATTTGACTTTACTTTTTGTAAAGCTGATGTGTCTAATGAGTCCAAGATCTTATCAATTGAGCCAATTGAAGTAGTTCTAGCGACAGGATCTTTAGTATCCCCGCCTATTCCAGAGTCAATTATGCTTCTCAATTCATTGAATTGTTCAGGATCCTGCTTCTTTGCCTCATTAATGGGTTTATAATTTCCCATCCACTGTTTTAAGTATGCTTCAAAGCTCATGTAAGGTGATTGATTTTAGTTATTTATCTCTCTTTTTAAATTGCTCATATGGAATCACCCATATATTGCGTTGAACCTCACCTTTCATAAAGTCATATACTGACTTTCCGCCTTTACTCTCTTCTGGATGCTGAAGCACAGCATTTTCTAGTTTAGCTTTACCTTTCCGGTAGTCCTCAAAGTTTTGTTGACTATTGTTCTTCTTTGACACATCATTAGATTATTTTAAAGTAGTATACTCACCATTTATAAAGTTAATATGTTGCGCTTTAGAATCTTCATGTATTATTACATGCGATTGCAACCATGCACTAGCTCCTATGTTATAACCTACTCTTAATGATGTGGAAGTACCTACTGCTAGTGCTCCATCTTTTCTTCCTGGTGAGTGATAATGTCCAACAACAATCTTGCGATTAAGCTTTCTAAATTGTTGAATAGATCCCCTACTTCCATTTGAACCGATATCTCCATGTTGGCCTAGTTCCCACCCATTAACAATATAGCTATCGCTTCTTCCTAACGTTATAAAGTGTGGATATTTATTATTTATCACCCATGGAATAATTCCATTTGGTGCATCACCACTTAGGATAGCAGAAGAAAACTGCATGTATTCTAATGAGTTTTTTGGAGTAACTGTTTTTCTCCAATCAGTATTTTTTAACCATCTGTCAATAAAATCATCATGATTACTCCTAACAATAACTGTATTATATTCTTTAAATTCATCAAGTCCATTTAAAAGATCATCTATTTCTCTCTTTAATGAATTAGTTCCATCAAGTTCCTTTTGATATTGTAAGAAAGGATCCTTTTCTTCATGATGGCTTATTGATTTTCCATCAAACACATCGTGTAAAATAACATGATCAGGTCGGATATCCTCCATCAATTCAAGAGTCTTATTAAATACTTTTTTATCATGACAACCATAGTGGAGATCTCCCCAAACTATCGCAGATACTCTTTCAATTCGGCTTACTTCTCCATCTATAACTCTATAAAAAAGGTCTGTGAATTCTCCATCATCAGTAGCTGTTACGTTTCTCATAAAGAAGATTTCTGAATTTTTAATTTCAACAATCGTAAAGCCTAAAGTATGATGAAACTCTCCCTTTTTACCAGATTTTGAATCAGTATAATTTTTTACTGTGCATGCACCAGTAGTTACCATCATTTTTGGAGCATTTCCTTCCAATACTGGTATTGTTTCTAATTGAACCTTTGGCGATCCGAATATACATGAATTAATTCCACTAAGCCCTTCTAAGCCAGTCATTGGATTTACCGCAGTTGGTTGTATCTTAACATCTGACATTATAGAAACATATTTATGAATGTCATGTCGATTTGCGTCAAGATATCCTAGTACCTCCTCTGCCCAAGTATCTTCATTCTCTTGATTTGCAGTCCAAATACTCGTTGGATTTCTATATCTTCCAGCTATCACATGGATCTCAGCATTAATGAAATCCGCATATGACTTGATATTTTCTAGAAAGTTTTTATGAATAGGAGTGTTGTTTTGAGCCCAAGTAATAATAAATCGCTTTGATTTTTTATTATACTCCTTTGCCTGTGCAATCTTAAATTGCGGAGACTCTTCTAGCGTTTTGCTAGTTAGTCCTAATTTAGATATCCAGTTTTCGATTGTGCGGTTTGAACATTCAAATCTTTCAGCTAGCGAGCTGATTCGATAGTCCCATGAAAGTTCTTTATTATTATAAGTCTCGCTTATTAGGATTTTGTCGGTTTCGTCCAATTCATTAAACCTCATATTAAGTATAAGTTTTCTATATTATATTGGAGAAACCGAATAAGTTTTATATAATATCGTCTCTCTTATCTAGATCAGTTTCAATTAATCTAGAATCAGATAACGACTCCTTAACTGATCCTATTTTTCCAACCTCCTTTTGTAAATTGAAAAATTCAGATACGATTGTTTCAGGAACCATTTTCTTAAACTGTTCAAACTCAGAACCTTTAATTAAATCAATTATTTCTTCTGATTTAACAAAACTTGGTAATTCAACTAATTTAAAATCCTTTGATATTCTTAAAGGCACATCTCTCTTTTTAATGTAATCCATTTGAATTGCGTAATCCTTCATTCGCCTATCAGTTGTTCCCCATAAGATAGGTTCATAGTCTGGACGTAATGACTTAATAATTTCAGCCAACTGCCCACTAGGGATAATCCTAATTCCTTCTATTAAGGTTGAATATTCCTGTTGAACTTTATTTAGCATTACTTTAGTTGTTGCTAACGTAAATGGTGACTTTTTAGATTGGCCTTCGCCTTTAATTGCAACAAAAACTGTCTTGTTTCCATTTTTCTTTTTAAGAGCTTCCGCTGCTTTAATATGGCCTAGCGTTACAGGTTGAAATGAACCAATTAATATATTAACTTTTACTGGGTCCTTAATCTCTTCTGCTTTCTTTGCATATTCAACTTCGCTTAATGCAAAATAATCGCTAGGAGATCCTATAAATTGGCTAAAACTTGGAAAAAGACCTTCATATACCGCATCACCCATTATTATGTTCTTAATCTTACTTACAATTAAATTTAATTGCGATACCATATCAGGGGTAAAGAATCCTGCACTAGACTTTTTTCTTACTTTTCTAAAGAAGTTAAGTAATATCTTATAGATTTCAGTATTTGTTTCATTCTTTCCAATAAGGTCAACTGTTTCAGGATCTCTAACTAAATTTAAGTCTAATTCAAATTCTGGACGTTTTAAATATTCAGGTACCTCAAGTGCAAGACCGTCGTATTTTACAAAATAGTCTTTTAAAAAGTCTTTAAATATTTTATTGATTAAATCAATATATTTTTCTTCAAATGTACCATCTTCATCTATCATCTCTCGTAATTGATCAATGTCATACATTTCAAAATGATTCATTAAGTCAATTACGATTAACCAAATATAATCTTGTGATGAATTTACTTTTGGTTTGTTTTCACTAGTCCTTTGTTGAAATATCGGATCTACTAGTTTTGCTAAAAATGCTTCGCTATTGTCTCCTCCATAAAACCTAAAAATAATAGTATCTAACTCAGAATTTGTTATATCTTCTGTTTTATCTTCTGGGCAAAGTATTGAAATAATATATTTAGTAAAAGAAGTAGTCTTAAATTTTTCTTCAAGGTTTGATGACTCAGTATATACAAATTCCAAGATTTTACTCTTTTGTTCATCATCTAACTTGCCCTCAAATATAATCGGCGGAGCTTCAACATCTAAATAGTTTGCCCATCTAGTAAGTTCCTCCTTTGATTGTAGAGTTTCAGTGGGTTTACCGCTCGCGTCTAGCCGTTGTATGTATGAAAGAATTAGTCCGTTTTTAGGAAGTTCGCTTCTTTTTACTGACTTAGAGTCTCCTCTAGTAAAATATTCAAAGCCAAAGAAAAAATCCGCAGGAATACGTTGCCTTTTTTCTTCAGGCATATTATTAAAGTGAGTCAATGCTGGATTATAATATTTCATTAAAACCTGATCAACATATGTAATTTCGCCAGATTTCTTAAAATATTTAAATGTGTCTTCTTGTGTCTTTTTTACACCAAAGAATGCACCATCAACTTTTTCGTTGATTATGACATAGTTATTTAGAAGTCCAGTTAAGAATGATTCACCCTTTTTTTCATAGACTTCACGTAAATTGTTTATTCCTGCCATCGTTTAGCTTTTAAATTTATTCTTCAGTTGACGCTTCTGGTTTTTGTTCAGTCTGCTGAGGTTCATCAGTCATTTCTAAATCTTTATCTGGTGCAGACATTGCTTTTCTAATACTTGGAGAATCAATACTAATTGATATACTTTGTAAATTATCAGAATCTTCTGGGTTTTCAGTAAAGTAATCAATTAATTTTTTCAAGTTTATGTTTAATGAAGTGCTATCTTCAGTTGAAGATTCACCAAATCCTCCAGCTGAATTTATCTTATCTTTAAGAGTTTTGGTAGCTTTCCAGCTTCCAGCATAACTTACTGACCAGCAATAAAATCTAACCTTTTCATTTTTACTATTATAATAATGTAAAATATCTTTAATTCTTTGTATAGCCCCATTTGCATCTCTATAAGTAGTTGCTCTTCCTAAGTTGTCAGATGGTACTCCAAATCGTATTTTATCAGATATTACTTCCATAAGCTCTTCAATTCGACTTATTATCTGTCCTGCCGGATATCCTTTTAATGGACTAGCGTCCTCAGATTCATTAATATACTGTAAATAGTTTAGTGTATATTTAGATGCCATTCTAAAACATTTTTTATTATTTATTAAGAAATCGGCGTACTATTTATTAGTCCGGTTAGTATTTGATTAAATTGAACAGAACTCTCTTCATTAAAATGATTAGTTATTCTATTAAATTCGTTATTTTTGTCTAAATCTATGATCTGTGGCATAAATTCTGAAAATATCCTTTCAAATAATTCTTTTTCTTTATCCGCATTTTCAAAATTGCTAAAATAGTCCTTTTCTCTCTTATCTACATTAATTTCTTCATTTCGATTAACATATACTACTTTTACATTTTGATAAAGAGGACTATTGAGTATCCTTTTAAATTCATCCAATAGTCGGTATGTGTCCATTCGTTCTCTATAAATTGACCACACATATGCTGAAAATATACAGCGATCAAATATTAAGATCTTATCTGACATTAAACTTTGATTTAGTTCAAGTATAGTAAGAACATTTGCAATACTAAAATAGTGAACGCCTGCGCCAGTATCCTGATCTCTCATTCCTAATTCATCAATATATTTAGCAAATTGAAATTTATAATAGTGAACTCTAGGATCTTTATTTTGTTCTATAAATTTTTCAATAAGATATGTCTTACCGCTATGTCGATGACCTTCTATAAGTATTAATGGCATATTAAATTAAAGTTATTCGTCGTTTGTCACTTAATTCTATTTCATTTATCCTAAACATCCTAGCTTTATCTACTATCCAATATTGTATATCAATTTTTGAATAGTCTATTTCTAAATTATTTAGACTATCTGCAAACCACTTTTGATATCGATAAATTTGATCAATCGAATCCTCAAATATCTTAATTGTTTGTATTAACGTTGGATCATACTCAGTTTTTAATAAGTGATCAATAATTAAAACTTTTTCACTAACTCGTCCTAAAAAATAGTTATGATCAAATGATACTCCTTTTTTCTTTAATAGTGAAAGAATGACATCCTTTAGTGATTTTACTCGGTGCGTAATTAATGCATGTGCACAACTTAAATCAGCATTTGCAATTTCCCATTCTCTAAATACCGGCTCTATTAATTGAATATGGTTCATATCGTCACATAGAGACAAATGATTATCGTAGAATTCATATGGGTCCTTAAACTCTATGTAAGGATGTTTCTCCTCAATTAGCTTTTTAGTTGTATAGCTCGGAACCCTCAAAAAGGTTTCATCTAAGTCAAATACATAAAGTTCCTTTATCTTCTTCATAATATTATATTCTATTGATAAATAATAAAAAGTTTTACTTCAAGTGGCTCTAAAACACATACGATTATACGAAGATTATACTCAAGAAATTAAGGCTCAGACTTCAGAAACTAGTCATACTTGGTCTGAAGTTAGGGATGCAATTCAAACTAAAATTCCTTTCACAATTATCGTTTTTAAAAATAGTGAGTCTCAGCAATCTGCGCTAACTACCTACTTTAAAGAATATGACTATATCAAACAGTCTGCATACATGAGCCATGATGAAGAACTTAAAGAGTATCCATCGATCTTCATAGTGCTTAACGATGACACTGAATTTAAAGATAATATACCACAAATATTTGAGAAATTTAAAATCAAATCATTAATCTTAGGTAAGCAGGGTGAAGAATATGCTGATTTCTATTCTGGTGATGGAAGTTCATCACCAGTAGGTAATGAAGTAATATCATCAAACAATCCAACTGAGATGGAAAATGACGAACATTTTAAAATTGCATCAACTTACTATAAATTCGTTGACTTTACTAGGTAAACCTATTCTTGGGTATTAGTATAAGTATACAAAAAAATTGTAAATGAACGACGAAGTAAAAGCAAAGATCACTAAGAAGTTTCAAGAACGCAGATCAGAAGTATCTAAGGAAATATATTCAAATATTGAAAAGTTATCTAATCTTAAGACCTTGAAAGAGGCTCAAGTGAACATGCTATCTCTTCGACAAAGGTTACTTGAAGATAACCATACTATATTTGAACACTTAACTGCGCTTCGTAAGAAATACAGAGATGATCGTTCAATTGAAATGGAAAATCTTTCTAGGAACCTGCAAATTAGGTACCAGGCAAATGAAAAAACAGTTTCTTTTTTTACAGAATCAATCAAGACAATTGATAACATCATCTTTGGAATCAAGACCAGGATTGACATTGAAAAGACTCTGGGCCTATAAAAAAATGGACGCCATGTGCTAAAATTTAAAGTAACACAGGATAAGAGATTCATAAAACTCACAGAATATACTCTAAATTACGAAAAGAACAGTTTACATAAGTTCTTTAAACGTAAATCAAAGAAGGCAGCATTCAATGTATTAGTAGATCGTGGAGTATGGGACGGTCTTGACTCTTTTATAACAAAAGACGGCAATATTGCAGTTGGACTATGGAAAGAGATCTATAATTTTTCTGAAAAGTATGGACATGAAGTGGAGATTGAAGGAGCAGAAGGTTTTGTCAATAATTCATTAAGTCGAGACAAATATTTAAAGTACGTAAATGATTTGTTGGATGGAATAGTTGATGAGCGAGGATTTCCAATAGTTCCAAGAGATTATCAAATTGAAGGAGCTTTTAGAGCAGTAAAATATAAGTTTTGTACTCAAGAACTTGCAACTTCTGCTGGTAAAACTCTAATCTTTTTTATCTATAACTCTTTTTTAAGAGATGGTGGAAAGATTTCGAAAGATCGCAAGTCACTAATAATTGTCCCAAATGTATCACTGGTTGGGCAAACTGCTGAGAAATTCGAGATGTATGCCAAGCCAGGAAAAGAATGGAATGTGTGTACGATTGGAGGAAAAGATAAGTTCACACAAGAAAGATTTGATTCTGCTGAAATTGTAATTTCCACTTATCAAAGCTTAATCAATTTACCAGTTGAAGTATTTAAAAGCTTCTCAGTTGTACAAGTCGATGAAGTTCATAAATCAAAAGGGGATTCAATTAGGGAGATACTTCTCTCTTGCATAAATTGGGAATATAGATTAGGTTTATCCGGTACCGTTAAACTAGATGAACAATTTTCTGATTTCTTTAGAGTTCAAGAAAATGTTGGTCCTCTAGTAATGGTACTATCAGCAAAACATTTAATCGATAATGGATATTCTCCAAACATTAAGATAAAAATGGTCGGTCTTAAATATGATGATACTGATCCTCAAATCCAAAAATACTTGCATCTTAAGGAACATGGTAAGGAGATGTACAATAATGCTAAAGACTTCGGTAGAGACATGTTAGCCATTGAAAAAGGAATAATTTTTGAAAGTAAGGAGAGACTTGACTTTATAAACGACATTGTTAAGAAGTTTGGTAAAAACTCTCTTATCTTATTTTCAGACGTAAAAAATGGATATGGCAAGATAATCCAGTCTAAATTATTGGAGTGGAATCCAAATACTTTTTATATAGATGGTGAAGTTGATTCTAAAGAACGTGATAAATTTAAAGAAGTACTTGAATCCCAAGATGATGTGATAATGGTCGCTTCATATGGAACATTTGCAACCGGAATTGATTCTAAAAATCTTCACTATATCATATTAGCAGAATCTATTAAAGCTGAAGTGACACTACGTCAAGCCATTGGTAGAGGAATGAGAAAACTAGCAAATAAGACAAAGGTTCTTGTAATTGACCTAATTGATTTATTAGATGGATATTCTATACGTCACTCAAAAGTAAGAAGAGAAATTTATAAAGAACAAAAATTTGAAGTATCGGATCAAACTGTTGATTTAACAAAAAAGCGGTAAATAATTACCGCTTTATACTCTAATTAATTTGAATGGGACAAGTAGAGGATCAATATTTACTCCTTTTTTCAAGTCGTCAACATAATCTTTAAGCATATCTAGTGATTTTACAACTGTTTTAGTTTCATATTTCTTAGAGTTTGACTTAGCCATTTCACCTGTATAATATGTGATTTTAACTGAATCATTTGCAGTAGGCTCCAACGATTTTAAGTTAAATGGTTTTCCCATTATGTATACTTGATAATTATATTGTTTTCCTTGAGTAGTCACAGTAACTACGCTATTTATAGCTCGACCGTTTTTTAGATAATTCGTGTTCTTTTTAATATTCATTGTATTTTTACTTGCAGTATTTGCAAATCTTAAGTCACTTCCCATTGATTCTAAATCAATTGATAAATTTTCATTTATGAAATCATTAAAGTCCTTTAGCATATTCATTATTTATTTAATTTCTCTGCATTTTCAATTTTTTCAAATATCTCTTCTAGCTTCTTAATAATAGGGTGTCTAACGATATCATCTTTTGTCAATTGAGCTATTCCAATCTCTTCTATTTCTCCAAAATAATCAATTAAAACTTCTAATGCACTCTTTTGACCTTTGTTTACTGATTTTTGTTTTATATCTCCTAAGAATACCATCTTAGAATTTGTACCTATTCTAGTCATTAATGTATGTAGATGGTCTTTACCTATTTGTTGAGCTTCATCAATTAATATAATCGATTCATCTAATGTTACCCCTAATGCAAACTTGATTGGTAAAATCTCAATTGTGCCATTTGCTTTTAGCGCCTCGGTTGCAGGTTTACCTATTACTTTATGGAAGTTTGAGATGAATGGATACATGTACATTTCCATCTTCTCTTCCATCGTACCTTTTAGATAACCTATCTCCTCATCTTTAGGAACATTAACTGATTTTATTAAAACAATCTTTCGATATGTTCCAGGATCATCCTTTATGTATTTTAGAGCTCTTGCACAAGAAAGATAGGTCTTACCTGTTCCTGGAGGACCAGTTACAATAGAAATATCGTGGTTTTCAATAGCGTTTAATGCATCCTTTTGCGCTTTGGATTTGCATTTAATATCGATGCCAGTCTTAAATACTTTAGTATTTTCAAGGATCTCACGATCTCTTTCCCAATTTTCAAGATCCTCAATTGCATCTTTTCCTAATTTACTTGTTTTTCTAGCCATAATCAATATATTTTAGCGGCAATTACGATCCCAAGTAGGATCTTTATATAATGGATTTGAAAGTTAAAGAAAGCTGACACTGCTTTATATTGACGTTCTGAAAATTCAGTGGATTTTAGTGTCGCTTCGCTTAATCTCTGCAAACCCAATTTTATTTTTGAATTAAGTGCAGTATCGTAGAGTTGTATAAACTCAGATAATAACTCATTAAAATCAATAATCATTGTGTTATCACAACCAATCAATTTCGTAAATTTTTTTCCTATTTTAATTGATTTTGCTTTATCGAATAGACTTTCACTACTTAATCCATTATCTAATGATTCTCTAATTGAATCTAACTTTTTTACAAGAGGCGACTGATCAGCAATCCATTCAACATCATATTTATTTATTGAAATAGATACATCTGATCCTCCTTCAATATAATAAAAATTAAGACTTTCATTCTTCCCAGTATCTCCAAATTCATCAATCAACATTGGAGAAATCCCAAGTTGAATAAAATCATCGCCCCTTTCAATAAGTCTTATATCATACTCTTTAAATGGAAATTCTGACATGAATGGAATAACTTTGTTAAGCTCGGCTGTCTTGTCTCTAGGCTCTTCTTGGTCTTGTCCACTCATACTAAATCTCTTTTGTTTATTTATCTCAAATATATTTTCAAGTCCTCTCTAGATTTAGTAATATTATTATGAAAAACTCTTGTTGTGTTAACAAGTATAAATTTATATGGAAGATAAAGCGAAAAACATCAAAAAACTTGATCTAAAGCAGAATGCAATAAAGATCTTAATTAACTCAATTTATGGAGCATTTGGTAACAAATGGTTTTATTTTTATAATCCTGACATCGCTCAGTCAATTACCCTTCAGGGACAAGACTTGATCAAGTTTTCGATTAAAGCGGTAAACCATTATTTTTTAGAAAAATGGCATACTGACGTTGAGTTACATAAACTTTTAGGAATCGATCAATACACGATTAATAAAATTGAAGATGAGGCTGCGATTTATACTGATACTGACTCTATTTATGTCCAATTTGATTCCGCTCTTGATTCTATCATTGGCGCTGATTTTACAAAAGATGAAGCATTAAATATCTGTATTAATATTGACAGATATCGACTCTCTAATTATTTTGACCAGTGTTTTGAAAAATATGGAAAAGTTTTTAATACTAAGAATCGATTAAAATTTAAGTTAGAAAACCTTTCTGAGACAGGTATTTGGCTTAAAAAGAAAAACTATGCGATTCGAGTAGCGTATGAGCCTAATCCAACGTATGAACTTGAACCACAAGATAAGAGGTATCTAATTATTAAAGGTCTAGAACCAGTAAAAGGGTCATATCCGATTTGGGCTAGAAATAAATTAACTGAACTTACATCATTCATAATGGATAGAGGCAAACGTCTTGATTTAGAAAGAGATATTATTCCAAAGCTTACTGACTTAAAGGCTGAGGCTGTTTCAATGCATCCAGATGAATTGGCATTTAACTTTAACATTAGGATCTATAATAAGTATGTAGCAAATGAAGCTAAGCTTGAGCTTAGAAAAGGAATCTCAATCTTTCCAAGAGCTGCTGCTATTTACAATCATATCCTTATTAAAAATGATTTAGTTGGAAAGTATCCTAAGATTAGAGAAAAAGATAAAATAAAATTCTATTACTGTAATCCTGAAAAGAATGAAGGAGGACATGATGTATTTGCTTATTCTCCTGGAACATACCCTGATGAGATTGCTCTTTTAATGGATATTGATGCTCAATTCTTTTCTTTAATTGTTGAACCAGTAAATAGGTTGTTAACCGCAATGAAGATTAGTTCTCTTGATATTAACTTAAAAAGAGCAGTTGAGGTAATTACAGTAAAAAGCAAAAAAGTACTTACTGGTGCTGACATCTACCCGCTATATGTAGTTGATCAAGACAGTTTAGACTACGTAGAAGTTCCTGAAAAGTTTTGGAAGGTTATCGGTAATCCTGAAGCGGATGTACCCGAAACAGACTTTCATGAATATTTAGGAATAATCACAAAATATGGCTTAAATACAACAATTGTTCCTAAACCGGAATTAGAAAAATATTTAAAGCGGCTGACTAAGAAAAAAGAAAAAGCTAACCCAGTTCCTCAATTAGAAGAAGATGCAGTTTGATTTATTAACTGGGTACTCGATATTAACTTTTGTTAAGGACCTCTTAAAAAAGAGGTTCCCCGACAATCGGTTAAAACAGGAAGTATATGAATCTGGTGATAAATTAAATTTTGCATGTCCATATTGTGGAGACTCAGCACATGATCCTAAAAAGAAGAGAGGTAATCTTTATCCAAATAGAGGTTTCTATCGATGCTATAATGATGGATGTTCAGTAAAAGTTTCTACTGAAAAATTCATTTCTAATTATTCATTAAAATATTCTTTAGGTGTACCTGACATCAAGTCAACTGAAGTAAAGTGGGTCGCTGAGACCACTAAAAAGAAGAGAGGGTCATTAATTGAATTATTAATTAATAAAAATGCAACTGATCATTTACTTAGGATTGATTATTTAGCTGAGCGATTTTCCCTTGTTCCTTGTGATGAAGCCGATCCTTTATCTAATGTAGGAAAGTTTATCGCAAAAAGGGGTCTTGCCAATATTCCAGCATTTAATGAATGCAGCTATTTTGATACTCGAGATGATAAGATTTATTTGTTTAATCTAGATAATCGATCAGGAAAAGTATTAGGTTTTGCAGTAAGACGACTCAATAATGAAGAAGGGCCAAAATACTTAATTAAAAATTATTCAGAGCTAAAGAAGAATGGCCTAGTTCGAACGCTGCCTGATGACCTACTCTCAGATATAGATAACCTTAATAATTATTTCAATGTATTAAATGTTGATTTTTCAAAACCAATAATGGTGACTGAAGGACAAATTGATGCAATGTTCTTAATAAATTCAATTGCCACTACTGGAATTTCAAAAAGTCGCCTTCTTCTTGAGAATCTATTATCACTATCAAATACTCTAATCTTATTTGATAGTGATTCAGCAGGTAAAACGCAGTCGATTGATCTAATTAAAAAAGGATACCGTGTATTTTTATGGAATCGAGTATTTAATGATCTGTCTAAAAAATATAAAATAAAACAAGCAACTGCTCGTTTTATAATAAAGGACGTAAATGATCTTTTTCTATTTATGAGGCCGTTTGAACCAGAACTAGATCAAGAATCATTTAATTTATTTCTCCTTCAGTACTTTTCTGAATCTCCGTTCGATTTGATTTGGGTGTAAATAAATAATAAAAAATAAAAACCCATGAGAAGAATATTATCGTTGGAAGAATATAGATTAAATGAGATGGAAGAGGGAATGCCATTTGAAATGGATGAATCTCTACTTGATGAATTAGTTGAATTAGTAGGATCGGAAGAAGAGATTGAATCAGCTGCGGCTGCTGCATATGCTGATCTTGAAGACGCTGCACAAAAGGGAGAAGTCGACGTTACTGATGAAGACGTTCCTGAAAACCTTGCACTTGCTGCATTATTTGTTAAATTAGTAGAAGAAGGTAAAATATCATCAGAAGATGCAAATAGATTTCTTGAAAAATATTTAAGCTAATCACTTTAATATCACATGAAGAAACCAGAACGTGATATACACGACTTTCTTAAGCCCCAAAGAGGAAAGGTAAAGCAGGGATATTTTATTCCACAAAATCCTGAAAAATATAAGGGCGATATTTCAAAAATCATTTATAGATCTAGTTGGGAGCTTAAGTTTTTAACATACTGTGATAATAATGATTTAGTTATTGAATATGCATCTGAACCTACTGGGATCCCATACTGGAATCCTATACTTAAAAAGGAATCTACATATTGGGTTGATTGTTATATGGCGACCAAGTCGCCAGAAGGCAATGTAACTAAGTGGATAATTGAAGTAAAACCCAATAAGTATCTTACTCCACCTTCTCCTCCAAATCGTCTTACTGAAAAAGCAACTCTTAATTATGCTCGTCATGCCAAAGCATACATCATAAATGACGCTAAATTTAAAGCAGCAAAAGTGTATGCTAAAAAGAATAATATGAGATTCGGAATAATAACTGAAAACTTTCTATTTAATAAAGTGTAAAATAATACATGATTTTATTTAAAGATTTACCAAAAAATGAAGGGACGCTTCCTTTACCAGAAGTGGCAAACCAGTTTGGGATACCTCAAAACCGAGGTCAAGTAATACCAGGAAGATTTTATTCATTTAAAATACAACCAGATACTCCATCGATCACTGAATCATATGTGTATCAAAAAACAGGCAAAGCGTATTTAGATCTTAATCCGACTGGTCTTCTTCTTTTTCATGATAATTGGAAGGAAGTCGCTCTTTTTTTAAATCTTAAGATTATTCCAGCAAAAATTCAATCTAAGATACTTGAAGCATACTGGAATTTTTCAATGCAAAACGGATTACAACACTTATTTAATAAAGAAGGTAATTTAATTGATTTAAATGAAAGACGATTAATCGATCATCGATTTTATCTTATTACTCCTAGTGCTCTTAGTACATATCTTGGAGTAAATAACTTAAATTATGCAATAAATAACTATGACATGGATGCAGTAGTTGAGGCTAAACTAATAGACTGGGATAATTTTGGTCAATTGGTTGCTCCACTAGCATCAACATACGGACTTTTTCCAGATCCAATAAATCTGCCTAGAGTCTACGAAGAATTTTTAACAAATACATTATCATAAAATGGCAGGATTTTTAAATACATCAGGTTCAAGAGTAGGAAGTGCTCTTTCTAACCTAAGTAAGTTTGGTACTCGACATGAGGACCTTTTGCTTAAAAACTCACAAGCGATAGGTTTTATCGAGAGTCAACTTCAGGCTAGGGCCGGTCGATCTACTATGAATGACGATTTGATGAAGTTTTCAATGGCCATCTCAGATACAACGTCTCAATTAAGAACAAAGGCTCTTGCTTTTTTCCAATTAGATTATGTTGTAAAAAGAGAACGATTACGAGACGTTGCATCAAATGGTGAAATTGAATTTGTATTGGAAACAATCGTCGATGATATGATTGTATATGATGACGAAAATCGATTTATATACCCAAAGGATCTTACTGGTAAAATACTTTATCGTGGGGATACTAAAGAAGAACGTTTAAACTTTCAAGAAAAAGTAGTTAGGAAATATAATGATAACTTTGAAAAAATGTATACTGCTTGGGGATTTGCAGAAGGAATCGCAGCATGGCAATATGCATTTCAATTCTTAATTGAAGGACACCTTAGTTTTGAGATCATATATGATGATTTAGAAAAGCCTAAGGAAATTATAGGATTTAAGGAGCTTGACCCAGCGAGTATTGCACCTCAATTACAAAAAGACAATAAAGGTAAGATCTTTATGCAATGGTTACAATATGATCAAGCTACGGGCTCAACTAGAGTATTAAATGATTCTCAAGTAATTTATATTTCATATTCAAATCATTTTAGAACAAAAAGAATCTCATTTGTTGAGCGATTAATTAGATCATTCAACTTACTTAGAATAATCGAACACAGTAAAGTTATTTGGCACGTTATGAATGCGCCAATCCGTTTAACTACAACAGTTCCGATCGGAAGTAAAAGTTTTCAAAAAGGGCAGGAAGATGTTCGAGAATTTTTAAACTTATTTAAAGAAGACATTTACTTTAATGGAGATACTGGAGAGCTTCAAGTAGATGGAAAACCAAATATCTTATTTTATAAGAATTATGTTACTCCAATAAATGACCAGAATCAGCAAGTAAAAATAGAGCCTCTTGCAACACCTGGCCCAAATCTTTCTGGTTCTGAATTGCTTAATTATTTTTATAAAAAATTAAAAATGGACTCTAAGATTCCATATTCACGTTGGGAAGGCCAATCTGGAATGGGAGCATTTACTCTTAACGCTGAGGGTATAACTAGGGAAGAGGTACGTTATCAAAAATTTGTCAATCGTTTACGATCAGCTTTTTCTGAACTTATTGTTAAACCTTGGTATTTACAAATGTGTTTGGATTTTCCAGATTTAGCAGATGACCATAAATTTAATAATGCTATTGGTGTAAAATACAATAATGACAACGTCTTTGAAGAGATGAAGAAAAATGAAATAGAAGCTAAACGAATTGCATCATTCCAAGCTAAGAAAGGAGTAATGAAAGATGATGGAACTCCATACTTTGCTACTGAGTATTTAATTAGAGAAGAGCTTAAGATGAATGAAGCAGATATTGAATCTAATAAGAAATGGTTTGATCAAGAAGCTGATGAAGCTGAAGAAGCGGCTGGCGCTGGAGGAGCCCCTGCTGCTGGTGGTGCCCCTGCTGCTGGAGGAGCAGCCGCACCAGCTGGAGAAGCAGCACCAGCTGAAGGCGGTGGTAGTGAAACCATTGATGGTGGTGAAACTAAAGGAGAAGGCGGATTATAATATCCAATATAATTTAATTATAGAAAAAGGTTTAGTATTTTAGTACTAAACCTTTTTTATTATGAAAGAAAAAATAAAAGAATTTTCAGAAAGACTATTGGGTCTACCTACTGAAATCGCTACATTACAGGAGTCCCTGATTGAATTCAATGATGAATTACAGAAAGTAGATAATGAAATATCTGAACGCACTTCTGAGATTAAAACAATTATCAATAATGCGTTAGATGATAATGGCAAGAAACTTTATTCAAATGCTGAATTAAGAGAAGCTGCGTTTATTTCAGATTCTAAAAATGATATCCTATTGCCTTCTCTGTATTTAGATCATAACGATATTCAAAAAAGAATTCAAAAGGTAAAAATAGGAATTGAAAACTTAAGCAATTATCAGAGAAACTTAAGAACTCTAGTTGCTTATATGACAAGTAATGCGGATATTGATTAATCGTAGAATAACGCAAATTGACCATTTGCTTCAGGTATATCAACTAAAAGAACAAGTATGTCTCTATTTGATTTATCATCTGGGTAAACTGATGGAGCGACAGTTATCTGTCTCTTTTTAGATTCAGAGACATACTTGTTTACTTGAAGCATTGCTTCTGAACTTAATGCAAATGGATCAACATCATATTCAAATAAATATGAATCTAAATCTAATCCAAAATCAGGTTCACCTAATACTTCTCCTTTTTTAGTAAATAGTGTCATCTTTACCTGTTGAATAGCTTCTTCTATATCATTGGATAGTTCTACCATGTCATCCAAATATTTAGGATCTTCTGGTGGTCTAGTGTAAAAATCTCTAAGGCTTGCCATAATAATAAGATTAAATTAATAATGAGCTAAGAACATCCAATCTGTGGTATTTTCACCTTTCATCATGGTCTTAACGTCTTCCATTTCCTTTTCAGCAGCGGCAACTACGTTTTGATAGTTAACCTTTACTCCTCCGGGTAGAGTGTAATCAAATGTTTGTAACATATGAGCGAGTCTTACTTTTGCATGAGCCCTTACATATCTTTGAAATAATTCATCCTCATATAACTTTTCAGGTTCAATCTTTTTAAATACTCGTAATACTGCTGCTGTCTTAGGAGTTCTTCCCAAGACTCCCAATAATTTAGTATTCTTGTTATAATCGTATGCAATACTGTCAATCATCATAGATTTAGTAAGATCTAGGAAAGAAAACATTACTGTTCTATACATAATACTTTCTCCCAAGAAAGGAGTTAAAAATATTTCAGAACCGATAAACTTTTGTTCAGCAAAATCTCGGTCAAGCGTTGCAAATATAGAACCTCCTTTAGCTTCTTTGAAATCAACTACGAATTGTACACAATCGGGTAATTGAATCTGTCTAAACTTTGTAAACGTAGAATTAGTAAACAGCTCTTGAGGCAATAACAAATATCTACTCTCAACAGCATACTTCCAGTTATCCCAAAAGAATTTACAATCGTTTAATATAATACGTTTAATCTCTTTTTCAGGAAGAGCATATGGTAAAGCTCCTGAAAAAGTAATCTCATCATTTATATCCTGTATTAATTCTACTTCTGTCATATTCTAATTATTGATTTGAACCAGTTCCTCCTCCTTTTTTATCACTAAAACGTACACTAGATTTATCGATATTTACATTGAACTCTTTATCTCCCATCATTCTTCCCATAGCACGTTGATTCTTTTTAGCAACAACGGCATCCTGTTTTCCTGCTCTTTCGATAGATGGTCTCATTACTTGATCTAATGCTTGAGATTTCATTTTCTTTTTCCAATCACTATGAAAAATCATATTCATTGCTCGAGTTATGTCAACTTCTTGTATCTCGCCGCTATATCTACTGGGGTTCCTAGCTGCTTTTTCGTTTGCTAATTCTCTAGCTATTGCAATAACCGAAGTATATAGTCCGCCAAGTGCGCTTTGCACCATACCCGTAAAATTAGTAGGGTATACAACTTCCTTAGTTGATTCATTGATGAATTGTTGATATGTTTTTATATTTCGTTCCATTAAGGTTTAGGGGCAGCCGCTTTTTGTAGAGCAGTATTTAAACTAACATTTGATCGGTTTACTATTGCATCCTGATCAGCTATTAATCTTTCAAGTTCAGTCTTTTTAGCTGCGACTACTCTATCACGAGTAGCTGATGCGTCAGCTAATGCTTTTCGAGCAGCCTGTACTTCAGGGTCTGCCTCAACTACTGGTTGAGTTGGAGCTGGCTGAGTCGTCTGATTCTGAGTATTTTGTTGAGTTGCTGGTTGAGTAGCAGTTGCCTGTTCAGCAACAGTAGGATTTGCCCCAGCCTTTACTTCGTCAGCTGCTTTCTTTTCAGCATTTTGAAAGCTCTTAAAACTTTTAACGTACGACATCAATTATTCTTTTTTTTATTTATCTCCAGATTTATTTGAGGCATCTATAAATTCTTGATAAGACATGATCCTAAACTTTTTATTTGTTGGGTTTGCTCCAAATGTACTAGTTAATTTTCCTCCACTAAGAAATGTTGAATTACTCCAATGAGCAGGCACAGTTCCAGCAGATCCTCCATAAAACGACATTGCATTTGCTCGTTTAACGTCGGGTTGAAGGAGCCTCTCAGTATTATCTAACTCAATAGAAGTTTCCCCAATGCTCTCATATAATCTTTTTAGTTTCATTATTCTTGTGGAAATTCTAAACCTTCTTGATTATCTAGTGAAAATTCAGGAGCTTGTGGTTCCATTTGTTTTGAAAAATTAATATCTTCTTCTCCAGGTTCATCAGATACTTCTTGATTCTCTGCTCCAGATGGAATTGATAATATTTGATCTTTATTTGCATCAATGAACTGTTGAAGTCCCATGCAAATAAGTGGGTTTACTTGTTGACATCGATCCATTAATTCTTGAACAGATAGTGACATAACATCAGGTTGAGGCAATGCCGCTTGTGGTTGTTCTTGGTTTTGAAATTGATCAAAGCTTGGAATCTCAGCAATCGGCGCCTCAGTTGGCATTGCTTGTGGCGGTTGTTGAACAACTGGTGCTTGCATTAAAGGAGCAGGCTGTTGAATATCATCCGCTTCATATAATCTTTTAATAGAAGTCTTTTGCATTTTCTTTAATTTATTTTTATAGTATTATTTATCCTGAAACCGAGCATACGTTTTAAGATATAAAAAACATGAAAGAAAAAGAAATAAAGGCAACATCTATTGCTCTTGAAGAAGAACTTAGGCAATCAATACTTAAAAAATTAGAAGTAATTAAAGAATCCGTTTCCCTTCAAAAAGGTTCTACTAGCTCATCTTATTATCAAATGTTAATTATGATTGATGATGAGCTAGATGATGTCTTGCTTAACTGGGAGTACGACTCGATTGATCCTAGACTCTCATTTCATGAAGACGATGACTTAGAAGACGATGATTAATACTATTATAATTAGTGAGTACTTATTAAAACCCCACCTAATGCTGCTGCATGATTAGTAATATGATTTATATCTTCCTGATCTAATTTGGTTTTTCTTTTTGTATAGTCTAATCCTAGAACTCCAATAAACTTATCATCAATCGTTTTTATAGCAAATAAATACCCTGATCGACATTTAGTGTCTTCTGCAATATATTTTAATCCATATGTTGCAACTGAATCATCCGTAAAATCAGGAATAATAATTAAATCTTTTTCAAGTAATTGATTCATTGATTTTGCAAATAAATTAACAGGTATATTTTGAAAATTGGATTGAATTGAACTTGTATTTAATGAGACTGTTTCATAAATTACGCTAAATTTAGCAATTGATTTTCCAGTAGGATAGAAATGTCCTCCATTATGAAATTGTGTAATCCATACTCGATCAGCTTTAAACTCTTCTCTAATTTGATCAATTTTTGATGTCACTCTTTCTCCTATTCTAAGTGCATCAGCTAACATATCAGGTGCAGGCTTAGACTTTTCTAATTTATTTTTAATAACAATAATTAAGATTGGTCCAAATACTCCTGTGATAAAAGCAATTAATATTGGCGAAATTGATTCCAAGGCAGTAATTATTTTTTTTACATATTACATCCGCAAGAATATCCATATTCATTCGAAAGAGGTGCTTCTCCACAAGAATCACATACTTCTTCTTCATCGTTAGGGTACATTCCATATTCATCCTCAGAATATTCATCTTCAGGATATTCATCTTCTGGATACTCTTCTGAATATTCATCATCAAAATAATTTTCATTAATGAATTGGCTAAATCCTTTAACCAAAGTGATCGATTCGTCTACTTTTTTCTTAGGATTTGCTCCAGATTCTGGATTACCTTCTTCTAGTTCTTCCTCATCATCAGTTTCCTCTTCTTCTCCTTCAATTGATTCGTCTTCTTCATCTTCGTCCTCATCATCACCTGAGTCTGAAACTGCTTGTGTTGCAGCATCTTCATCTTCTATTGATTCTTCACCTTCAATCGGTTCCTCATCAGATGGTGCACTCATTCCTTGTGATAAATCTGTTGAAAAATCAGGAGCACCTTCTTCTCCTGGCGAAGCCGGTGTAGCCATTCCCATGTCACTACCAGATACTGGTCTATTTGCTCCTATTTCTGGAAGGTCATATGTTTCATCATCAAATCCTTCTTCAAAATTAGAAGAAGCATTCTTCATATCATCTAAACTAAATTCATTGCCTTCGCCTCCTGAATATTTATCAGAAAACTCTAAAAAATTTAAAACTCTACCTGGCATTGTGTATTATTATTTTAGTTATTTATCTTAACAGCAAGTTCGTTTAGACTAGTAACCTTAAAAAATAATCAATCAATTATGTTAGTAAATGACGCATTTAGAAAAAATGAACTTAGTCTTGAACCAGGCGGAGTTATTGTAACAGTCGTAATGGAAAACGGTAAAAAATATTCCTATGATAAAGTTAAAAACGTTGATGCATATTCAGCAAAAATGAAAAAAGACAATCGTGTCATAGAAATATGGGTAGGCAGTGAGCTTAAGTGGAAACGTAATCAATAAAAAATAAATATGGCGACTAAAATCGAAGAGTTATTAGACTCGTATTATGAGGATTCAATAGAATTAAAGGATGGAATGTTCTTATTTTTTAAGAGAAGCTTTGATTATCGTGGGACAAATAGATCCTCAATTGACGTCTCCATTGAAGACGTTACTAATAAAGTAATTATCCATATCTCAACTTATTTTGATGGTAAATGGATATTTGCGACACCGACTCATGAAAACATTTTTTGGGAATATGTTAAACCGAATAGCATACAAGTAAAAACAATTATTGATCGTATGCATATTGCTCCTCCAAATAAGGATATTTTTGCATACCAATTGAAAATAAAGCAGTTTACTGATTCGACAACTGCTCATTTAAGTAAATTATTAGAAATTTTTAAAAGCAAATGATATGGGAGGTAGGTTTATACAATGGACAGAAGTCGATGTAGAAATTAAGGTAGGTAGTGTAGTTGATTTTATAGAAAACTATGCAGATAAGGACGACCTTGAAATAATAAAGACTGCTATGCGAAATGTTAGCTTTCCAGTCAATGAATATGTAACTTTTAAAAGTACAGATGGTACTTATATTAAAAATGAGAAGTTACAATTATTGTCTAGTGCATTTAAAAAATATTCTCTAGAAGAATTAGAAAATAGACTAGGCACAAAATTTGATCTTATATAAAAAAAGCGACTCAGAGAGTCGCTTTTTTTATTTTTTATTAAATTTACGAGATTTGGCAATGGCTTGGCCTTTATGCATACTGCCGGCTGTATATTGAGCAACTTTAGCATCTGCAAAATCTTCGTCACCGTCGTGATCCTTTTTCTTTTTAGAAGTTTTCTTAGCCTCATTTACATAACTCTCAAACGTCTTTATAAAAATATCCCTTTCCGCAAAAGGATTCTTTTTTCTATGATCAGAAGTAGATATTCCATTCTTTAAAAAATTATATACTTCTTGGATATCATCCATTGAAGATGCAATATGGTCAACTGCCCATTCATGACCGTTCTTTAAGATTGAGTCAACTCTTTCTTGGTCCATTGATAATAATTCTTCAATGTTTCTTTTTATTGTTTCAAGGTTTCCAAAAAACATATAGTTTACATCTGACTGATTTGACGCAGTACAGTTATTTGAACTTCCTCCACATCCACATGAACATTCATTAATTTTCATATTAACTCCATTATTTTCTTTAATTTTACTATCCCCGTAATATGTTGTATTTACCATATTTGAAACAGTCATTTCTTTGTATTTTATTAAAGACGACTCAATATCTCTTTTCCATTCAATTAATAATTTTCCAGGTATCTTATCATGGTCATACGTTTTAGACATTGTATTTATTGAATTCTCTCCAGCCACCTGTTCAAGATTAGAAAAACCAGCGGCGACCATTGGATATTTAGATTTCCAATTATTTGGGTTATACATTAAATATATTGAGGTTCCTCTTGATTTTAAAAGTCCAGTATTTTTTACAATTGATCCAGTTGAAACGGGGTCCATTAAAAATAAATTATTTACTTTAATCCGATTTAAATTCATTTGAATTGATGAATTAGAGTTTCCAGATCCAGAAAAACATCCTATACTTAAATCACTTTGTTTTAATCCAGATTCAGACATTGCTTTTTTATAATCTGTCTCAACCATATTCCAATCAGTAGTGTGAGTATTTGGAATAACGATTACATACTTATCAAACCAATCAGGTACGGCCTTTCGTATTAACAGTGGCATATAATCCCTTCCTATTTTACCTTTAATTGGTATTCCTGGATAAAATACCAGAACGCTCACCATAGTTTGACCAAAACCTTTTTTAGGAATTGAAATAATCGCGTTTTTTGAAGCTACTTCTATCATTTTTTAGCCCTCTTATTATGTACTGGCTTTTTTGCCACTTTTTTTGTTTTAGTCGGAGTCTTCTTTATTGAACCGAATGAAGTAATCTCATTAAACATATCAGCAACCCAATCACCTTTTTTCTCATTTATAAATTGATTAAAGCTTAATATTTCTTTATTTGCTGATTCATTTGGCATATTTTCAATAGGCTCTTCTATTTCTTGTGCAACTTGCTCAGGAGTGGATGCAGCAACAGATTTAGTAAAAGTTACTTTTGTCTCTCCGATTGATTCTTTAGCTAGCCCGCCATCTTTAATCGTATCTAATATTCGATTTATTGTTTCCAATTTAACGTGTAGAGTAACTGTTTGACCAGCATCTTCAACCGTTTCATCACCATCTACAGTTTCAATAACTAAATTTTCAAT